CGAAAGTCAAAGAGGAATCGTTTGAGTTGTTTGGTAATGACCGGGTTGATTCATACCTGCTGTTCTCAAACCCTCATATGTACGGTAAGAGCATTGATGTTCGCTTCACACCTATCCGTGTGGTGTGCAACAACACTCTGACTCTATCGCTTGGCACTTCTTCTAAGAACTCTGTCAAAGTCTCCCACCGTACTCAGTTCAACGCTGATCAGGTCAAAGAGACTATGGGTATTGCTTCTTCGAAGTTAAACCAGTACAAAGAGATGTCTCAGTTTATTGCTTCCAAGCGATTCACTGAAGATAGCAAGATTGAGTATCTTGAGAAGTTGTTCCCAGTGCTTGGTGAAGCAAAGCGGAAACAGCGTTCTAAGGGTGCTGCTGGTGTCCTAGACATTCTTGATACCCAGCCTGGTGCTGAGTATGGTGAAGGCACCTTCTGGCAGTTGTTCAACGGTGTTACCTACTATGTTGACCATGAGATGGGTCGCAATGCTGACAATCGAATGAGTGCCGCTTGGTTCGGTTCGGGTGTCAAAAAGAAGCAAGATGCTCTTGCTCTTGCTGTGGAGATGGTTGGATGATTAATCATGTGACAGCAGTTAATGGTGGTCTAATTCTCAGTTATGGATTAGACCAACTCGGTTCAGGTAAGTCTGCTAAACGGATTGCAAGTATAATTCGTAAGTTTGGTCTTGCTGAGAAGGTATCTTTATCTGGCGCTTTGTATTTCTCTTCGCACCATGGGTTCAACGAGAATGGCAGCGCAATGAAATTATGGAATGAAAGCTTGAAGTTAGCGGAGAATTATTAATGATTATGAAATTGTTTGAAACATTGGGAGGCAGTATTAGCTTCTTACTGAGGGGAATACCAGGAGCAACCACTAATCCCACTAAAGATCCTGATATGGATAATCTATTGAAACTTGCTGTTGGTGGTTCTATTGTAGCAATCTTGGTAATGGCAATCGCTGAATTAGGAGGACTGTAATGTTTAATTTTGTTGTAAATTCATATAACACCATCATGGATTCGGAGATCAATCCTCTGAGCAAAATCCCCGACAATGGTGTTCGCCATGTTGTCATGCAAATCCTAGCATGGATGTGGTGTATCGTGTTTTCTTTCTATGTTGGTAGTCTGACTGTGTTTGGTTATACAGCAATCGCACACGCTCTATTGATTGGTGCTTTGTTTATCACAGTTGGAACTTTCGGAACAGCCAGCAAAAACCCTAACGCTTTAGTTAGTGGCTACCACACTATGTCACGGGCTCGCAAATATATGTGGGTTGATGGTAAGCGATATGACTTACCTGATAATGACCCAGGTGGTGAGCATAACTAAATAAGATATTACCGTTTGAGAGGCGACGGAATAGACGTTCTGGACACGGGGGCAGTACCCGTCGCCTCCACCATAAGCACTTGATAGGGGACGCCCGAAAATCCTATGAAGCAGATGATGCTTCAGACCTCAAGTGCTTTTGATGGGGGCGAACTAGGATCGACAGACGCAGTAAAGGTCAATTCGAGGTAGTCGGTGAGCCACGCCGTATCGTGCAAATCTAGTAAATGCAAACGATAATATTGCATCTCAGGAATATGCTCTAGCAGCATAACTCCTATGGGTTGACGGGCAGCCTGGAAACAGAAGGGTCTTCGGACCCACCCGATTATTTTTTTCTTGACAACGAAACTGAATGTGTTATACTACATATATTGATTGTTGAGGAGTTCGTTATGTCTCATGTCCATTTTGTCGGTGTCACGGAAGAACAGTATCACAATGCTGTTCGGGTTTGGGGTCCAGAAGACTTCTATCATCGGTGGCACGATCATCGGTCGCATGGCGATATAGACTGGGAAGTCGATGTCGTTGTCTTCGGTAATCGGTCTGATGAGAATGTCAGCCGGTGGACGTGGCAAGATCATGAAAACCATTGAGAGTGAATGATATGTTGAAAGAAATCTTGATTGCAGGTGCTATTGTAGTCACCACAGCATCATCCGTAGGTTCAACGCCTATGGATGATACTCAACCACAGTATGAGATTCAGTCGGAGTTTAAGCACCCGCCTCTACCAAAACCCCGACCAATCAAACCAAGCATCATCTCTGGTGCCACGGAATATTATAACAACCAGCAATTCATCTGCCTCGCAAAGAATATATATTTCGAATCACGGGGTGAAGTGATTGCAGGTCAATATGCTGTTGGTTTAGTCACGTTGAATCGAGTTCGCAGCAAACGCTTTCCCAATGATATTTGTAGCGTAGTCTATCAGGCACGATACTGGAATAATCATCCTGTACGAAACAAGTGTCATTTCTCTTGGTATTGCGATGGTAAGTCTGACCGACCAAGGAATAAAGATAAATGGTTGCTGGCACAAGAGATTGCTGAAACCCTGTTGCTATTCAACATTGAAGATATCACCAAGGGTGCTACACACTATCATGCTAAAGAAGTGCTGCCACACTGGGCAGATAAATCTAAAATTCTAACTATTATCGGGAATCACATTTTCTATGAGTAAATTTTATAAAGATCTGGGAAACGATAGGATACTGTCAATTATTGCTGGTCCATGCGTGTATGAAAGCTATGAACTGGCAAAGCGTATCTCATCGGAGTTAGCAGAAATCTGTTACAAGTATGGCGTCAACTTTTGTTATAAAACAAGTTTTGACAAAGCGAATCGTACATCGCATGATGGTTGGCGTGGCAAGGGTATTGATACTGCTATGGAAGCATTCACAGCCCTGCGCCATCACGTTGGTGTAGAGATTCTAACAGACGTGCATGACAACTGGCAGGCAGAGATTATCAACGCTGATATTCTACAGATCCCTGCCTTTCTATGTCGGCAGACTGACTTGCTTGAAGCAGCGGCAAAGACTGGCAAACCTGTCAACGTGAAGAAGGGTCAGTTTCTTTCTCCATGGGAGATGCAAAAAGTAGTTGACAAAGTGATGCATTTCGGTAATAATAGAGTAATACAAACCGAGCGTGGTACTACGTTTGGTTACAACAATCTGGTCGTTGATATGCGGTCATTGGAGATTATGAAAGAAGGCGGAAGCCCTGTTATCATTGACTGCACACACGCTGTACAGCATCCTGGTGGTAACGGTGGTTCTAGTGGTGGTGACAGTCGTTTTGCTCCTACCATAGCAAAGTCTGCTGTTGCTAACGGGATTGCTGGTGTGTTTATGGAAGTGCATCCAGACCCCTTGTCGTCACCCTCTGATGGTCCTAACATGATTCGACTGGATGAATTTGAAGAGTTATTGAAGACACTTTTAAGAATTGATGGAGCAGCGAAACAATGATTTACGGTAAAGTTTGGGGGTCCACAGAACCCTTATTAGTCACACCTATGGTCGAGGTGCATCGTATCGAAACCAATAAAGGGTTTCAATGCTCCGAGCATATGCATCAGTTCAAGTGGAATGCTTTCTACTGCATCAGTGGGCATACCAAAATTCATGTCCGTAAAAACAACTATGACCTGACTGATGTGACCGATCTTGGTCCAGGCGATTTCACTACAGTCAAACCAGGGGAGTATCATTGGTTTGAATCTGTGAAGGACAGCCTGCTTCTGGAAATCTATTATCCAGAAGGTATCTCAGAAGATATCGTTCGCAAGTCAGTTGGTGGCAGTACGAATGCTTAATCGTGCAGATTTCAATCAAGAGATAGAACGGTTTGTCAAGGACACTGGTGAGAACTACATTGATGCAGTCGTACACTATGCTGAGAAGAATGGTCTTGAAGTCGAGACTGTATCTAAGATGCTGAATAAAGTTATCAGACAAAAGATTGAGTCTGAAGCGAGTGACATGAACCTTTTAAAAGAGAAATTATGCAAACTGCCCGTGTGATGTCGTATCCTGGTTTCAACGCATATAAAATCTACCTTGCTTTGAAGAGCCACTTTACGAGTGATTATGATTACTTCAAGTATCATGGTAAGATGAGGGTGAAAGAAGAATCATTCCTCAAACGCCGTGATAAGTTTTTCTTTGAAAAGATAGAAAGGAGATACAAGAAAGAACTCGTTCCATTCTTTGTTTCAAATCTAATCAAGGAGGATAATGCATGGTCTGGGAGTCTTGCTACTGATCAAGCCGAACAGACGTTTAATGAATGGAAGAAGAAAACACAATCGCTTCGTTATGTATTCAAAGAAGACATGGGCAAGGTCCGTGCTTTGATGGATCATAACGACCTTCAGTTTGATGAGTTGTTTGATTGTGGTGATGGGCAGCACCCTGCTATTCTCAAACTTCTCATCTCTGAAGATATCAGTATTGAGTCCTTTGTGATACTTGACCAAGTATTGTCGTTTGCCAAGAGAATAAATAGAATACTTCTTGACGACTTCACTTGGATAGTATATTATAAGAAGGTGATTAAGTATTCACGCTTCATTGAAGTTGACAAGAAGGAGTATAGAATGATCCTAAAAGACATTTTTGTCTAATTGTATTAAGTAGAATCAAGTAGTTTTAAGTTAGTTTTAAGGAGAAATATCATGGCATTAGATTTTGCCGCACTCAAGAAGACCCGCAACACCTCACTCACAAACCTAGTCAAAGAGGTCGAGAAAGTAACTACCCGTGAAAGCAAGGGTGGTGACGACCGCTTCTGGAAGCCAGAGGTAGATAAGTCTGGTAATGGTTATGCTGTTATCCGTTTCTTACCAGCGCCGCAGGGCGAAGATTTGCCTTGGGTCAAGATGTACAATCATGGTTTCCAAGGTCCAGGTGGTTGGTATATCGAAAACTCGTTGACCACTATCAACGACAAAGACCCTGTATCTGAGCATAACTCTATGCTTTGGAACTCTGGTATCGAAGCAAACAAAGAGATTGCTCGTAAACAGAAGCGGCGGTTGCAATACTACTCCAACATTCTTGTCGTCAAAGACACTGCGAATCCTCAGAATGAGGGGCAGGTGTTC